ATCGAGGTCGCAAAAAACTTTATCGATAAGAACTCTCCAAAACTATAACGCTGTTATCCCTTAGGTAACTACTTAAAATTTTAAGCCAAAGTTGATTTTAATTATTCCCACACCTAACCAGAGGTTCTTTTTATTCGCCATTTTTCACCATCACCACCTGATGGCGGACATTCGATCCCGCACTCGATTAAACTCGGGGTGATGAGAGAAGCAGCTGTCGAAGGCTTGTTTCTCCTCGGCGGGGTTGCACTCAGTTTTAATGAGCATAGCAAACGCGGCTTTGAAGATGTTCTTCTGGTAGCCGCTACCATCCCTGAGAATCGTTGAACAAAAGTCAAACTCCGCACCAGAGGAAATGAAGTCAGTAACGACAAACCCCCTTTTCAGGTAAAGTTGCGGAGAGTGAGGAACTCTATCCATACAATCATCTCCTCCAGTCTTAATGAACTTTATAATGGTTCCATACAACTCGTACCAAACATCGTTAGCGAGCGAGGCTCGAGCTAAACAGTTATCGGAATAGGTCGTTAGTTTACCAGAAAACATGATACCAGGTTCACTAGTCAGTACAGTCCCGTCAGGGAATACCAACTGAGCTACTAACTGGACCAAATAAAGTCCAAGAAGAGTGAAGAAGTGTGCATAAGGGTCTCGACCAGGTTGGGGGATCAACCGTCTGGTCTCAACATCATAGAGGCCCATGCAATGCGCGTGCATCAAAAACGCGCGAAGCAACTCACGAATCCCGTGAGAGAAATCCCACCCCCTTATGTCGCTGCTATTCAAAACCCCTTGCCTGGAGAACATAGAGTAGATACTCTGTCGTCCCTCGGGTGAGGTAATGTCAAGCTTCGTTGCCGTAGGTAGGTCGTCGTAAGATTGCTCAGTCTGGAGAGCATTGTGCAACACAACGCGTGCAGTTGTAACGTCCCTCACGCTACAACCGAAGATGATTCTAGGATTCTTCCCTTTCTCCCTAGGTTCTCCTTTAGCCGAAATCGTAACCTGATCGCAGTAACCTCTGAAGACAAGGTCCTCAGAAAGGGCCTTAATCTCCGCAGGGTCACCGCGAAGTATTGTTCTCAGCAAAGGGAGACCATTCTCCCAATTATCGCGACCTAACCAATACAAAAGGTTCAATCTTTTATCAACACTATACCGAAGCTCAGTATTGTATTTCAAGAGTCCCCTGTTGGTACTAGTCACGAACTTCAAAGGAGCGCTGGGAGACTTGGTAGGATCAATAA